CTCTAGATATACAATCCTATTTAGAGCTCGATAAGTAGGATATATACCACTAACAATTCCGTTCGCCACATAATCTTTATGATAAAGATTCTGAAGATATATTAAATAATCTCTCGAAACGTAACTCTTATCATCGTTAACGGATAAACCGTAATCGCGGAAGTAAGATTTTAATGAGTCTGGGTCAGTAACGGTATAGGCACCATCGTCACCTTGAATATCAAAATTTTCTGATGAAAGACCGTATTCAGTAGCAATAAGATACTGAGCGACAGAGTCAACCTCGTTAGTAAAGGTACTTCCTGAAGGAACACCATGAGGACCTTCGAAAATCCCGTCCGGTGTGACTAAACCAATAGTATTAAACCTCTCCTGGATGGAGTCGAGATCTGCATGAAACTCTGTTTGATACAATGATTTAAAGTAGTCAAAAGCTGCCTTCTGAAGTGTGGTTTTCACACTAGCATCATATGAGCTAAAATCGATGCTTAATAAATACTGGTCGTCTACTTGTGCCTTTCTCAAGAGACTACTCATTTTAATGTTAACCGCATCAGGTCCATTAAGTGAATTACGCCAGTTTTGCTTCCTTTGGTAGCCAAGAATTGGCTCGTAATACATCATCTCGTAAAGGGTATCTGCCATTGGATAGCCCCAAACAGTACGTGTTTTACGCATTTCTTGGGTACGAGTGAACATAACACAAGGATCTTTTCGGGAGATCAAATTCTTTAGATCCATAGAGTAGGTCTCTTTTAGTTTCCCTTTACGTGTGTAATATGGTAATCCCGAATTCGTGTTGTTCTTAAGTAAGACTACAGCTTGTTGCTGCGTTTTAGGCCTAAGATTGCGGCGCGCGCTCTTAGGTACTGCTAGAGGTGTAAAGTTCTTTTCTCCTTCAAAGTAGGATTTGACGCCGCCAGACCGCTCTCCCCAAGGTACTGCGATAGATCGGGGACTGAACTTAAGCTTATTGGTCTCCTCTAAATCAATTAACGTTGGATTCATCGCAGAAAGATTTGCCTTTACAATCTTGTCCCATCCTTTTAAGATTTCGTCCGGAGTCTTGCGCTTAGTATAAGGAGAAGTTAATACTTCGTCACTACCACTCACGATTCTGCGTAAATTTGAGGACAGATTATTCTCAACTTGTGAAGTAATGTCCAAAGACTTTAGAAAATTGAAATTATTCATGTGCTGAAATT